TAGCGCGTTATTTATTGGAAAGAATTGCAGAAAAATATGAGGTAACTATTTCTTATGAACCTAAGTTGCGTAAAGATATAAATGGATCGGGATGTCATACAAATTTTAGTACAAAAACTATGAGAGAACCAAATGGTATTGCAGAAATATTAAAATGTATGAATAAATTAAAACAACGGCATGACGAACACATGGAAGTATATGGCCAAAATAATGAATACAGGTTAACAGGTCGTCATGAAACTGCACATTATAATATTTTTTCATATGGAGTTGGTACACGAAATACATCGATTCGTATTGGAAATGATACCTATAATAATGGAATGGGGTATTTTGAGGATAGGCGACCTGCTTCCAATATGGATCCTTATCTAGTAACATCTCGCATATTTAAAACTTGTTGTTTGAATGAATAATATTTTATACCAAATACAATGACTCATTTGAGCAAATAAACTTCAATAATTTACTAGATCCTTCTTTCATTTTCTCAATTAATTCTAAATTATTGCATGATTCGATTTCTTTGGCCATATTTACTAATTTTAAACAACACTTAATAAAGTCTCCAGTAAACCATTTCTTTTCAACTTTCATTCGCTGAATTAATTGAATACTTGTAATTTCATCATCACATGTATCCATCCATAATTTAATATATGGCATCATATCATAATTTAATGTTTGATCTGTATTGGACAATTGATATTTAACTTCTTCATCGTAATAATAATAAATACGATCATTCATAAATTTTAATTCATCTTTTAAAAAGCTTGGTGACAAATCTTTTAATTCATCGCTCACTTTAATGTCATAAAGACAGCTTAGTAAACAAAAAATATCAGATGAAGTATAATTTTTAAATCCATCATATTTTTCATATGTATCACAAAATACTAATGGATGTATTTCGTGAATGCAACATGCTAATGTTCCTTTCGATGTTAATGTCTCATTTAAATAATTATTATTGGTTAAAATAGTATATATAGATTGTACTTGACTTGTTATATAGCGTTCTGCATATACTTTATTGGTTTCTTGAAACCCAATTTCATTTTTAATCTCTTTTACTTTATTAAATATCTCTACTTGACTCTTGATATCTCTCACTTCGGTTTCTATTAATGCAATTTGATTTAATATTTGTCTACGCATTTTATTTTTTGCCATTGCGCACTCTTTATTTAAATCCATATAAGTCATGCATGCAGATTCATTTGTAACAAGTACTTTTTGTTGATCGTATTCAATACTCAATTCCTTCATTTTTTCGTCACACAATCTTATCTCATTTATTATATCTTGATTCATTAAACTTTTTTCAATGAGAGAAGAACAATCTGCTAAAGAATAATTGTTTAAATAATGAAGCAACAATGTATAGTTAATTTTAAATTTAGATTTCAAAATTTTAGGACTACTATGAAGCAACTTATAATATTGCGTAGAATCTAACATACTATATAGGTTTGTCATCATAATTACGTGGCCAATAGTATCAATATTTCGTCGCCCTGCTCAGCCAGCCATTTGAATAAATTCGTGACTATGCAATTGCCGAAGTTGGTGTCCATCATGTTTAAATAAACTTGTAAAGCATACTGTTTTAGTTGGCATATTCAAACCAATAGCAAATGTTTCAGTTGCAAATAATACGCGAATATATTTTTGATCATAAAGAATTTCAATCATTTATCGAAATATTGGCAACATTCCTGCATGATGAATTCCAATACCACGTTCCAAAAGGTTAACATATTGCTGATATTCAGGCAATGCCATATATTCTTTCCAATTTTTTACACGAGATACAAGTAGTTGCCTGCAGATCGGTTCAACCATATAGTCTTTTTCATTTTCATCAAATAATGACACATGTATTTCATTTGCCATTTCTTGAACTTGCTTTCTAGAAAATACAAAGAATAGAGCAGGAAACATTTCCTTCTCTCGTAGAGTACCACACAATTCATTTAATACAAACTTACGAGAGATCGAAATATCATTGCTCTTCAGATATTGTAAACATTTTTTATTCTTATCAACTACTATATCTATATTTTTATCAATAACATCTAATAGACCACTTTTTTGTTCAAAAGTTGCTTTCATTAAGGCTGGCATTGGTGTAATAACTTTGTTTGGAACAACCATATAGGTGTAAAATGACAACGGAACTACTCTTTTATCAGTACTACATATAGTTACTTTATTGTGTTTTATGTTTTCAATCCACTTTGCAAATTTCTCTTTCTCTCCAATCGTAGCAGATAACATTAACATTTGAACATGGTCAGGCAACATGATGATACATTGTTCCCACACAGTTCCCCTTTCATGATCATCTATATAATGAACTTCATCAAAAATAACACACCCCAATTCAGTTTCTATGTTCATATCAATTTCAAGATACGTATTTTTATTTGTTTTGAATAAATTATTCTGTAGAATTTCAGTTGTCATAATTAATACATCCGCACTAGGATTGTGTTTATTATCACCTGTTAATATTCCAACCTGTAATGAAGGAAACTTTTTAGTAAATTCAGCATATTTTTGATTACTTAATGCTTTGATCGGCGATGTATAAATTACTTTTTTTCCTCTTTCTGTAAAATATTTAATTGCATACTCAGCTGGCAATGTTTTACCAGATCCAGTATGTGCCGTAATTAATGTGTGGTATCCATCTTCAATTGATTTGATTGCCTGTATCTGAAACTCGCTCAATACAATTGCCATATATATTTATTTAAAATTAACCTTTAAATATATATTAATGTTGTTATCAGATAAGTATAGAATAACGAGGGTTATAACAAAAAGTACTTATTCGACATTATACGAAGGAGAACACATTTATAAAAAACATAAAGTTGCAATAAAATTAGAATGCGATGAAACATGTAAAAAATATTAGAAAATGAAATTAATATGTATTTATATTTAAAAAGGCACACTAAAATCAATATACCTAATATTAAGTATATAGGCAGTACTGCATATAGTTACTTTATTGTGTTTTATATTTTCAATCCATTTCGCAAATTTCTCTTTCTCTCCAATCGTAGCAGACAACATTACCATTTGAATATGGTCAGGTAACATGATAATACATTGTTCCCATACAGTGCCTCTATCATGGTCATCTATGTAATGAACTTCATCAAAAATAACACATCCTAATTCAGTTTCTATATTCATATCAATTTCAAAATACGCATTTTTATTTGTTTTAAATAAATTATTCTGTAAAATTTCAGTTGTCATAATTAATACGTTTGCTCCAGGATTGTGTTTATTATCGCCAGTCAATATTCCAATTTGTAAATCAGGAAACTTTTTAGTAAATTCTGCGTATTTTTGATTACTCAATGCTTTTATAGGTGATGTATAAATTACTTTTTTTCCGCGTTCAGTAAAATATTTAATTGCATATTCAGCTGGAAATGTTTTACCAGATCCAGTGTGTGCAGTAATTAATGTGTGATATCCGTCTTCGATCGATTTGATTGCCTGTATTTGAAACTCGCTCAATATGATTGCCATATATAAATATTTAAAATTAACCTTTAAATATATATTAATGTTGTTATCAGATAAGTATAAAATAACTAGAGTTATAACAAAGAGCACTTATTCAACTTTATATGAAGGAGAACATATTTATAAAAAACATAAAGTAGCCATAAAATTAGAATGCGACGAAACATGTAAAAAATTACTAGAAAATGAAATTAATATGTATTTATATTTAAAGCGCCATAGTAAAATTAATATACCTAATATTAAGCATATAGGGATTTATAACGAATATAAATATATAGTAATGGAATTACTAGATATTAATTTAAAACAATACATAGATAATGGAGTTTCAGAATACAAATTTTTATTACTAGTAGAACAAATGTTTTTATTAATAAAGCAATTCCATCATAGAGGTTTAGTTCACCGGGATATAAAGCCAGAAAATTTTATATTTAATAAAAAAGAAGAATTATGTATTATTGATCTTGGCATATCTACATTTAAATCAAACCGGGAGATTAAACAATTTATAGGAAATAAAAGATATGCTAGTTATACATGTCATTTAGATTTATACATTTATAAAGAAACAGACGATATAATATCTATTTTTTACATGTTGTTTGATTTATATACAAATATATTACCATGGGATAGCAAATACATTAATTATAATATAAAAAAAAATGTAAATTTTGAAGAATTTTATAAATCAAATAATAATTATGATCCTATTACAGATATGTTAATATATTGTTACAATAAAATTTATGATACTGATTTTTATAATGTATTATTGAATGAATTACGTTGCACTATATACGACTATCATCCTTAATGTAAATGATATATCATTATTATTTAAATCTATTACACGCTGATATTCATCCATTAATCTTATACGGAATTTACTTATACGAACTGGTCCAAAATAATATCGTGGTTCTGTGTATACGCTATAATCATTTCCAGATTGAATACTAAATGCTGCGCCTTTTAAAGATATTCGTGCTATAGTATCTGATGGTAATCCAGAGCCAGATGTAGAAAAAAAGTTTGAATTAGTATTTGAATCATTGCCGTCATTTATAACTAAATATAAATATCTTGGTCCAATAATATCCATAACAGATTCAGATATATATGATCTATCGTTAGTATACAATTTTTTTCTATATCCTAATAACCAACCAAATGTATTTTGTATATTTATATTATTTACTTCATTATATTTATCAACTCCATATATATTTATAAGTTGAGCATAAGTCATACTTTTTGTTTCTGTTAATGGTAAAGATGCTCCTGCAAAATTTAATTCAATATTTAATTTTTTAAAATTGGTTTCTACTGCAGATATATCTGAATCAGTAAATACTCCAAATGTAATTTTACCAGTTCCTGTACCAACTCCTCCTCCACTACTATAATTTAAATCAAAAAAAATACTCATAGGAGTTGTACTTAAAGTATCCAATTTCAAACATTCTGGTCCATTAATATATGTTATTAAATCAGAAAAATAATAATTACCATCTGGTATAAATATATATATATAATTTGTTCTAATTATATCAGGTCCACCATTTGTATCAATAATAGTTGCAGTATATTTAACCCACATATAGTTATTACCTAATGCGGTTGATATAGGATAATAAGTAGTTGGCAACTCTAAATCACATAATTTAAGCTCAATTATTTTATCTTGTGGGTTTTGTAGATCAATAGTAAAATCAGTCGATGTAGTAGTAGTATAATTTTCTCTGAAACGGCTATCTATATTAAATAATTTTGTAACAGTTTGCCTGTGGATAGGATTTCCTGCACCATTATTACTATTAAACATATTTCCATTATTTTCAGTTGATGCTCCTTGTGAAAATGGATTATAATTATGAGCATATTGAATAATAGTTGAATTAGGTTCTGTTGCATCTGATTTAATTAAAATATTTTTTGCTTTTTCAAAAAATTCTGAAATCTTTTTGTTCTTACCTTTAAAAAGATTAATATATTTTGAAGCATTTAATTCAATTTGACTAATTAAATCAGTATAATTTGTATTTGGTGTTATTTTAATATCAAATAAATTAAATAATTCATCTAATGTATACTCAGATAAATTCATATTTATATTATCTATAATATATTCATTTTGTGTTGTATTTACTTGATTATTTTGTTGTTCTGTAGACATATAGGTATATTTATATTATATTTATATATATATTATACTTAAATATTTAATATATACTATACTATGGACTTTAAAAGCAAAATACATAATAAAGTTTCACAATTTTTAGAAACGTCAACTGATGAA